GGGCTAACAAGGCTTATTTGGAGATTTATTTATTTCTTCACCAGTTGTTTGTTGACAATATCATATCCGTCAACAACGCCAACATTGATATAGTCAAAACCATCAAGTAAGCAAACTTTTTGCTCGGCAAACTTTCCTGTAACGTAGAACGTACACACCTGACCAACCACCTCGGTGAAGAGAGCAGGAATGCCGTCGCGGGGAACAGTTTTGGCGTGTATATTGTAAGCCCTCAACTCTTGATGGATTGAGCCCTTTTCTTTTGAAGACGTAAAGCCAGCGGGCTTTTTGGGCTGTATGTGGGTCATATAATCGTGAACAGCCCTAAATTTCATGTTAGTTTCGTCATCATATACGGGGTGATCTGCATCAGCAGTGGAAACCTGAAGGACCCCGGTGTCTTCAACAGATTTTCTCATCCTGTCAGCGCCTGTCACGTCAACATCAAGACCTACGTCATATGGATGATAATCCACTGGTTCAATTTTAACACGAGACCCGATTTGTTTATACATTTTTTCAACAAATGGGATTAGGGCTTCAAATGCGGGAACGGCTCGCTCTTCAAACGCAGGAGCAGCCAGATATGCTTCCGCAATTAGCTCCGAGTATAAATCCCAGCCATCAGGACCGGGCTTGAGCATAAGCTTTTCGTTTAGGAATCCTCTCCAATTTTCCATTAACATTTTCATCAGTCAAGCTTTCCGTAATATCCACTCGACATCTTACGAGCAAATTCTGCTTGAGCAGCATCTTGCTCTGCTTTTCTCTCTTCGGGTGAGAGCGCTGCGACACGAGCTTTTTCTTTGTCTGCTGCTGCTTGCCTGTCTTGCGATTTTTGACGAGCCCTGCCAACTATTTCCTCAACAGCATTATCAATCTGCTCTCTTGTGGGGTACTTGACGCCAGATCTAATCCTTCTTGCGTGAAACTTAATTCCTGATAGGATACTAAACAAATATTCTTCTTCCGAGCCTACAGTTGGCATTGGGGCAAAGGGGCTTTTGTCTCTTTTGTAGCCAAGACTTTCTTCGGCGGTTGCCACAATATCCTTCATTGGAACGCCAGATACCATATCGTCCCACAAGTCAAGTAGCAAATCTCTAAACTCTAGATTTCTAGTAATGAATTTTATATAAGATCTTGATACGTTATCGGTCTTAATAACGGCGTCTTTTCCATATCTTTTTTCGATATTAGCCATAGCTGCTGCAATGGCATCATCGCTATTGTTTTCCATAAGCGAGCCGTCTTCCATGTCTGCCATCTTAAGCAGTTCAATAACCTCGGCACGAAGCTCCTCGCTTTCCAAACCATGGCGAACCATCTCATCAAACCCAGCGGCTTCGGCTCTAGCTATAATCTCGTCATCTGTGAGGGCATCATAATCATCCACTGGATAATCAGCCATATTCCCTTCCGCCTTTATACAATTACGGTAAGTGCGCCCAAACATTTGCTTTGTCTTTCTAGTAGGGTGAGTCTTGTAGCCCTTCTGACAACGCTCGTCAAGCTCGCTCTTAATCATCTCGCTGATGAGTGCTTTTGTAATTTTCATTATATCTTCTCCGCTTTGCATTCTTTTGGTAGATATGACTTGGGCTCCTTCTTGTATTCTTCAAGCTTTGGCTGCTCCCACTTGACATACGGACAATAAGTTTTAAAATCTTTCTTATCTTGTAAGAAAAACTCTAAACCAAGAACGCTATTCTTTAAATCTTTTACGCCTTTCTCGCAATCTTCTATATCATCATTGGATTGCTCTTCGGCTGGCTTTGAATCTTCATTAAGGGGGAGAGGGGGGTAACCGGTATCGGTTGCCAACACCATAGGAATAATAAGCCACTTCATTGTGTAGATACCATTGTTTCAATGCGCTGTAGCGCGGCTTTCATATACTCAATATCTTTTTCAATTGAGATGATAGCTCTAGAATTTTCTTCCGCTTCCTCAACTTTTAGTTCTAAGGTAGCAACATTACTCTCAGCATCGCCAAGATCGTTTTGAAGTTGCGCTACGGCAATGTTTACATTCCATACCCATCCTGCAAGGGGTACGACTATAACGCCAAGAACAACAGTGAATATTTTCCATATCCATTCATTAGTAGTGGTAGCCATGTCTTAAATAGTTATGACCCGTTCAATTTTCTCTTCAAGGTCAACTTTTTTCTTTTCCAAAACAAGACCAAAGTACCTTATGGCACAGCGCTCAACATACTCGGCAGTTGGACGCCTATGAAAAACAAATTCTCTAGGCACTACATACATGACTCCGTAACGACAGTCGCGTATGCCGGGTCCAAAGTCTGTGTACCCAACGCCGCGATCTCCCGATTTAAATAAACCATCAGGATGCGAAATACCAACGAAATAGACATAATAATTTAAATCCTCCAAACAAATTCACCCCCCTAAAATATATAGAGGCAAAAAATTGTTTATTCTGGACATTCGCTGTGATAGTCATACATGACAAATAGAAGCTCTTGGTCAAGCACGCCATCTTTGTCAGTAATATAAACCGAGTTTGTTGCCTCGTCATAATACCAGTCGCTTACCAAAGGAATACCACCAGTGAATACTTCTACCGTAGATGGTATAGCCTTTTTGGAAAGAGGGTACAATGTATCAATGGTATAAACTGGGTTTGCCAAAGTTGTCAGACTAGATCCCCACGAACTACAGATGTCTAAGCTTGTCCCTCCAGTGTAGAAGCTTTGATCTAAATATCTGTCACCAACTTCGACTGTACACCCCGGATATAACGCCGTGCCAACAACAGAGTGAAAAAAGAATAAATCTTCTTCTTTTACGCTCAAGAAGAAATCGTAATATTCTAGATCTGTTAGGGGACTATAGTCGTCCTCATCCGATATTACAACTATGGAAAGTGTAGCGTCTTCTCTGATAAAGTCTTTCCCCAAAGGACCAGTCGGGTCAAGAGACCTTTTAGCCATCTCCTGACCCATCTCAAAAGCATTGCCGCCCGTGCCAACCATAACAGAGTCGGCTAAATCTTTTCCTGCGCTATAAAAATCGCCGGTGATTACAGAGGTTACCGGGTCAGCACTATCGGTTGTGATCACAGAAATTTTAAAATCTGTTCCGCTTCTTACAAGAGTGTCAACAAATTCTTGTGCGTTATCAGAGAGATCCGCTTGTTCCTCTGCCATAGAGCATGAGTTGTCAACAACAAAAAGAATGTCTGCTTTATTTATCTGTTCGTGCTCAAATATATCAATTTGTGAGCCAGCAGAAACTCCTTGACCATAGTGGTCTACTCTCTGCACTGGCTTGCCACGAGCGTTTGAATAAATGTAAAGCTTTCCTAAATCTTCAAAAAGGTCATTTTCGTTATATTCAAAAGAAATAGATATTTCTTCACCCGGTTCTAATGAAATAGGTAACTTGAAATTATGAACCATTGATAGATCGGGCGTGTTTATATAAATAAATTCGTCTATAACAAGCGGTGCTGTGCCTACACTTGAGATTGTGACTGCGTATTCTTTTGAGCACCCCATGATAACGCCCTCAAAATCATGTTCATACGGAGAAACTTCGATTAGTGGATAAGCCTCTTCTTCAAAATCTCCTGTATCTGATGTGTCATCTCGAACAGTGATAGGCGTGTCGTATGTCTGGGCGGTATCAGTCTGTGTTTTTGGCACCTGTTTATTTTTGTCGCTTATAGTATATTCGTTATTGCAAGAAAATAATAAACAGAAAACTCCAAATGTCTTTAAGTAATGCATCCATAAGCCCCCCTAATATGCACCTCTATAAGTACATAGGGACTATTTTTGTATTTCTCTTATAGTTCCGCAAACATTTATGGACTTTATCATTTCGTAGTCACTAATTGAGAAGTTATTTGACTCCACAGGTTTCGCTCCTACAAGGGGGTTTGTAGCCACCGTAATATGGGGGTGGCTAGGACCCTTCATAGGAAGAGGAACGCCTTCTAGGGCTACTAGAGCGCTCGCTACGCGGTCGTTTAAAGCGATGCCCACAACCTTGACACACAAGCCAGCATCAAGCCACCGTGAGGGAAGCCTTCTCTTCATTTCTGGAGGGCTTATAATAGTCATGTGGTGTGCGATTGGTCTCCAGCCTTCTGGGGCATATGAGAGAAGGGTTCGGTGCCCCAAGTCATCGAGAACAAGTGCAGTATACCCAATATGCTTAGCCATGTCGGTCCCAAGGGAGATCTCGGACAGATGATCACGCCAATTTTCAAGTATGAGTTTCATTTATTCAAAAACCTCAACTTCTTTTATTGCGTTTTTTAGATTTCCTCTGAATGATGCTGTGCCACCATATTCTATGGATTCTTCCCAAGAAAGTCCTTCGGGTGTGTCGTCCCAATCTCGTCCCAGTTCACCATCGGCTTCAAGTTGTGCGAGGTCAAGATGAACCATAACGGCTGGGTTGTCTTCTGGCTCTATTCCGTCCATCTCGTCATTTTCCACAGCCATGCGGGAATACATATCTGTGCCATCAGGGTCGGTGGCAAAATATAAAAGGTCAGTCTCGTAGCCGCCTTCTTTTAATTTGTTCCAGCGATTGAGGCTTGTACCATGATAGACAGTCTGAAGGGCTTCCTCTTTATTCATATACTTTCGCCAATTCTCAAGTAGGAGTTTCATTTACACTTCACCGACAGCAGCTTCTATAATCATAGGGTTGCCTCCGACTTCACCGGCTATTACACCAGCGTTATTTACGGCGTCCTCTATTGTGCCCCATTGGCTAGAATTGTTGAAACCATTTTCCAAGATGTCTTGGAGATAAATATCAGAAGTTCCATGATATAACTTATTTTCTTTGACAAAGCTATCTCGCCAATTTTCAATCCAATCATCTAATAGTATTTTCATTTGTGCTTCCCCAAGTAGCCCGAAGTATTGTCTATACGTTAGGATTACCAAGCATAATCTTTAAAACGTCTTCCTCGCCTGCCATGTCTCTTAAATACCAGCCTTCTATGCCGGGATATTTTCCTTCTGGGTGAGCACCAAGCCATTTGATAGTCTTGCTTGGACCAAGAGCTTTCTGGACTTTTTCACGATCATCAACGTAGGGAGCGCCAAAATGAACCAACATTATATGTGCTATAGCTTTAGACATTTCCGCGTAGATTCCCGGTGTGCTCAAGAGTTCATAAGTCTTTTGTTTGAATGCTTCGACAGACTCTTTCTCGCCGTCATGACCAGAGGCTACCAACTTAAGACCGGCTGGCTTTCTTTTGCCTACTCTAAGAACGTCGGGCTCAGGATCATCGTCGATATCTAAAACATTCCAGTATTGTGCGCCACCGGGCAGATCAGCAGGAGTCTCATAGGCAAAGTTGCCACCAATTTTCTTGTAAGCATTGTCAATAAGAGCAAACAACTCCTCAGCGATATCGACATCTACCGGATCTTTACCGTCTTCGATATCAGAAGCTGGAATCTCTGACCACTGTCCTTTTGGTTTATCAAAGTCCTGCCACCTCTTTTCTTGAAGACCATCAGGCTCCATGTAAGGGTGCTTATCTAAATACTTTTTCATGCGAGGGTCAACTTTTTCCTCTTTCATGAATTTACGCCAACTTTCAAGTATGAGTTTCATCGCATTCTCCTAAGTTCTTCGGCGATTCTGTCTAGTTTTTCACTTAATTCAACCTCATCACCGCGTATTGGTCGAACTTTAATGGGCGCGGACTTCCCCCTGCCGACAGAATAAATATCTTTTTGGAAATAGTCGCCAGTTCCAGCATCTTTATCATCAAAGCGACCCAATATGTAATCAATGGCTTTTTGTCTATCAAAATCCTCTTCTAAATAAAGAAGAACAGAGTCATGAAGATTACTAAACTTGCCAGTATTCATTTGAATTACATTTTTCATAACCCAATATAATTTTAGGTCTTCAAATTTAGGATTGAGCCAAAAAGTTTCATAATCTTTCTCATCATATACTCTTTTTTCCTCTTTTTCTTCCTCGTGCCCACTTTCATTAAGATCTTCTTCGTCATCGATGGCTGCTAAATAAGGATACTCGGTTCCCTTTTTCCCTCTAGCTGTTCGGCTCCTAATTCCCGTCTGTGGCTCTGTTAAATATCTTGCCGCCATTTCAAAGCCGCGTTGTGTGGGGTTACCCTTGTCATCTTTCTTTGAATCTATTGTTCTTACAATATTACCCATCCAATCATCTCTATCATACTGAATAAGATCCGCAAGACCCTCTTCTATCTCAGTTAGAGATTCTATAGATTTTTTAATGTCGTCAAACGCTTGCTCAACAGTGCCCGTATTGAGGTCTCCCTGTTGATTACGTTGAGATGCTACCCAAATAATAGCTTGCAATTCTTGAGGAAGAATACCCAATGCTTTTGCTTCTCTGGCAACAATCCCCGCAAGATATCTGTAAGAAACAACATTGGACATAATATCGCCCTTTATGGTTCCCCATTCCTTTGCAGTAGAAGCAGCCCTCAAGGTTGGATAAAAGGCATCAATCATCCATGTATCAATGGTTGAGTTCCAAAAATACATATCGTTTATTTCAATGCTGTCCTCGGTTCTATCTTCAGCATCGCCGCCCAACGCAAGGTTTGGAGCAATAAGATTAAGTGCAAAGTTAGGAACCTTATGAGCTTCCCTCCATCCTCGTCTCACGCCCTTCATATCGTCAAATTGAGAAAAGGGTTTGCCTTTTCTTTTGGTGGTTTTAATTTTCTTTGGAAAGGAATGAACAAAATCCTTCAACAATTCAGGGTTTTGTTTCGCGTCTACCTTAATAGCCTTATAAGCCATCACGGCTTCTGCTAGGTTGAGGGCGAATTTTGCACGAGGAGAATAGGTGGCAATCATTAAACCAAGGAGTGTGCCGTCTCTATCATTTTTAACAGTGTTACCATCCTTGTCTTTTGTAGATGTTGCTTTATCCATTAATTTGCGGATAGAGTGATACCATTCCTTAGCTTGCTCATACAATTTATCAACTTCTTTGATATCTGCTATCATGTCTCTGAAAGATTTAATCACATATTGTGGAACTGGTATTACAATTCCTTGGCTCTCAAAGTCTTCGGGCTTCATCCTCCCTATTGGCGTTGTTCCTAAAGATTTGTCTCTTTTTATTACTTGGAGCCCGCCTTCCAATCCTCGTAGTTTTCTCATTGCTTTTGCTCTTTTGATAGAGCCAACAGGCATCCTTTCTATTGCTGCTCGTTGAGCAGCAATTACCTTAGCCGTAATTGCTTTTACACCGGCTGCTTGAGTTGTGTATTCCCCCGCAGCCACCCCTTTTTTGGCAGCCGCCTTAATCTCAGTGCCCGTCATTCTTTCCAAGTCAGCAGGCAAGTCTTGATAGAACTGCCTTCTCAGATCTGCCCTAGATGTACCGGCTGGAGTTCCGGCAGGTAAGGCGCGTGTTCCAGTTGGAAGCTGGGCTGCTTCTACTCTAGCAATAAAACTTCTAATTTCACTTGGTTTATAGAAAATCTTTTTTGTGGTTGTTTTACCTGTTACAGCATCTTTGAATTTCTTTTGATACGATTCAGGAACGCCGTAAGACACAACCTTTGCTCTTTCCGCGCCTGTCAAAGGTTTGTCCGAGTATTCCTCTTGCTCGGCAACCATTCGAAGATCTTGAGTAGCTTGTTGGAAATCCTCTGCTTTAAAAGCTGGCGCTTCGCCCTCTGCCCCAAGAACATCCTTGGCAGCATCAGTGACTCTTTGCATAGCGGAGTTAAGCTTGTCGATGTCTAGGTTAAACTCTTTGACGCCACCTCGACTCTCTGGTGCTGGAAAGTCAATAATCTCAGCCTGCTCATTGACGAAGCCACGCCAGTTCTCAAACAACATTTTCATTTTAAGGGTCTCCTAATACAATAAATAGTAAAGAATATCGTTATTTATCCTTCATCCGATACATTCTTTCTTCTGCATATTTTTCTCTAACCATAGCAAGACCACCTTCAATTTTATCCATTGTTGTTTGAATCATGTGTGATTGGTTTAATAGCGCGGTAGCTATTTTTTCTTGGTGAAACTGAAGAGCTTCTTGAGCACGCTTCTCATCTTCCTTTTGATCTTTGCGCTGCTGCCAGTTCATAAAAAGAAGTGAAGCTGTCCAGAGACCAAGAGGACCATATTGAGCCAAGCCATCTATAATTGTTGTTTCCATACAAAAGTACCCCCTCTGCTAGCATAACTAGTCAAAGGGGGCGTCAAGGACAAATCAAATATACTTTAACTTGCCTTGTAAGATCCGTAAATATGACCTAAGTGAAAGCTAATAAAGCAAAGTGCTGCTGATAGCACCATTCCCATAGTAGTCATTATACCTCCTTTATTGCGTTTATACCTCTGTGTTGTTCTTGCCCTTTCTGGTCTCGTTGTCGTCCGTAGCAACGTTTTTATCCGAGACAGCAGAGTAATTCGTTGCAGATCCATCAGGTGCGTTAAGCGCCATTAGGTGGTTGTAAGCTTGCACCAAAATATCATCTCTCTTAACAAGAGTGCTCTTGACAACATGATTTTTTAGCAAAGTAAAGCTAAAGTTCAAATCATCAATTTGAGGTCTACCGGCGTTATAATCTTGGAGGCTGTTGTATATTTCCACCTTAACCGTGACATTGTTGGTTAGTTTTCTATTATTTACGAAACATGAAGCAATCGTGTGAAATGCTACCTTATGTAACGCACCAGTTGGTGTGGTATGCGGTACTGTAATCCCAAGAGGGGCAATGGGAAATGAAACTGGCATTATTTTTCTCCTTTAAAATCCGCCTTGAACGGCTCTTCCAATTGCTGTGAGTGCTTCTTGGTCAGACATACGATGACCATCCCCGACTGGAACGACTGCTGAAGTTCCCTTAATCTGCTGTGAATCCTTATAAGGAATAACATCATCTGTTGTAGAGTGCAGGACAATTGTGCCTGCGGGAACACTTGGGGATACCCCGTAGTTTCTCCAAGCGGGTGCCACAAGAACAAGCCGAGCACCACGGGGATTTACCGCCATGGCAACTGCCCCACCACGAGAGGACCCAACAATAATATCAGGCTGTTCCTCGTCCACCTCTCGTTGGGCAATCTCGACTGACTCTGGAAAGCTACTCTTGGGCAGCGAGGGATCCAAAACTTGATGTCCTTTATCTTTTAAATAAATTGACTTAGTGCCACCGGGCTTTGATTCGAGACCATGCAAAAATAAAACTTTCATTCTTCTTCTTCCTTTTCGAAACAGGTTGCGTATTCTTCACAAGCAGCCAAAAACGTTTCGAGACCATAATAATTAGATGGGTGTCGAAGACGCTCTATTTTTTTTCTTAAGTTTATTCTTTCCTCATCGCCCAAGCGCTCACACCAAACAACAAAAGAAGAAAGGTACTCAACTGCAATAGCGAGCCTTTCTTCTTCTGTGCGCTGATAGGGAACGATACGTTCGGTCTTTGGTATGCTTTTCATGTCAATAATATAACAAGAAGAACAACAAAAGTCAAGGATTAAATTACATAATTTCCATAGCTATGCTCGCTCGCACAATCACGAGAGCAATACCCATGATAAAGAATATGTTCTGAATCTTTTTCTTTACGCCAACGAGGAAGCGACTTTCCACATGTGGTGCATCGCTTGAACTTGCCATATGGCATCAACAAGAGCCCGTCTTTATCTGTCTCGTAATACACCCTCTTCCACTCACTCATTCTTCGTTCTCCTCGCGAAACACACCGTCTTCTTCCACCAGCACTTTAACCTCGTACCTCTCAACGAGCAAGTCCCACATATCTTTTCCAGCGACAGCGCATTCTTTTCCAAAGTAACCCTTTAGCCACTGGTGTCTCTCCCATGAGTTTGGCATGGGAACAAAGATAGAATTTATCGTATGACCAGTTGTAACATGAGTGTTGGTGGTTCGGATAAACTTACATCTTTTCATTCTTCGCTCCCCTTAGATAAGCAACAGTTGGCATCCCGAAACAGGAGCCAGCCAACAAACAAGCCAAGATTAAAAAACACAGCAGCAGTCATTCAGCACCCCCAGCGCAGCGCGCCAATTTTTTTCACGAATTTTTTCTCTTAATTCTTCGACTTACTCTTCGATATTAGAGAGTAAACTTGCTTTTTGGGCAAGGTCTTTCCAATTGGTTTAATCAACCCTTTCTTTAATTTTTTCATTTTTCGCTTACCACCTCATACTCGTCTATCAAACCGGTAATGGTTAAGTTAGGAAACCTTACTTTAACTTCACATGGGCACAATAAGCCATCCAACACATGGCGTTGTACACCAATGACAACACCAAGACTTCGCCTTGCCATACAATGCGGACATTGCCCTTTTGCATATACATAAGGCACAGCGCACCATAGGCACATTTGGTCATCTTGGTTCGAAGGTTTCCAACGAACAAGATCGCCACACTTCATTCTTATCCCCAACTAAGTTAATATAACATCTAGCTGAGAAAAGTCAATAAGATTATCGGTTATGATAATCTGGGCGCTCGCCAAGAGCAAGAGTATCAGCAGAGATAATTCGATCAGATGCACCATCACGTCGGGTGTCGGCTTTGGTCATTACGGCTGGAGACGGTCCAAAGATCTTATATTTATCATGAGCAGGAAGCTGGCTTACAACCTTATCATTCAAGGAATCGCCTTCGCGCATATTGGATGGAACATCAATTAAGTAAAAGGCGATCTCGCCGTTCTTATAAAATACATAATCCATACGCGCCATTGCGCCCATCTCTTCTTTAATAAGTTTTGTTAAAAGCTTTGCTGATAGTCTCATTGTTGTCTCCTTTGTAGACCGCTGTAGCTATAAGTAGTCTTTAAATCTGGAAAATTTTTCTGGGTATTTTTTTACTTTGCTACAACAACCAAGTCATTTGGATATCCACAACACACTCCACTGCGAAGCCATTTAACCTTAACTATTCTAACATCGTACCCAAGCGATAAGAGCGGATCTTCTGTTATCAATTCCAAGACAATCCCCATCTCCGAGTGTCTTCCTGTGTGGAGCAGACCACGCGGTGATCCCAAAGCTAACCCCACCAAATCGCCTACCTTAATATAATTAGCATTAGCATCTAAGAATAACGGCGTGCCGTCTGGCAACCGACTCGCCTTGTCGCGAAAGTCCATGTGGAGCAGGTCGTTTCGCTCATCTTCGAGTTGCACTGTGTTCGCCATACTTCCCCCTTGGTCTTACTAATATAACCTATAAAGCGGGGTAGGGCAAGCTGTTGTCCAATATAATCCTGTTGCACAACTTGGACAACACCCCAAGTCAAGACAACATATCCCATAGGGGGAAGACCAAATCTCCAAAATTTCTTGGCGATATAAAGCGTGTATCTGGGCGCTGCTCGATAAGCCAGTTTCTAAGGTACTTATCCTCCGGTGGGGAGGGGGCCAGGGGGATACCCCCCTTACAACCTTGCTTTTCGTCGTTGACAAATATTTAACAAAAGTTTATTTTATCTTTTTTCTTGACAACGAAAAGGCAGTTTCTTCCTATGCTTTCGCAATTGACAAACAATTGACATGACTGCTGGCGTGTGACAATTGCACATTTACACTTGACACGGCATTGTGTAGGTTCCCCCTTGCTTATGCTAATGTCAATACTTTTTTTTATTACCTCTGTGACAATTATGTAACACGCCATTCATTAGTTTCTTCCTACTCTTTCCCTTGCTATGCAAACACTTAGCCATGTCAATAAATATTATCTTTACTTGACAACGATAGTGTAGGTTCTCCCTATGTTATTCTGTCAAGTTCTTTTTTTTACTGCCCTCGGCTTGGTTTCGCAATTGTTACAAATTAGGGGTTGACATGGCATAGTGTAGGTTTGCCCTCGCTTATGCAATAGTCGAGGGTTTGCATACCTTTCAGTATTAGCATTGCATACACTATTGCATATCACCATTCAATAGTTACAAATTGCCTTATCGCTAACACGTTATAGTGCAGTTTGCAAGGACAATATTAGGTATTGACAAACGGGCGAGAATCGACTTGATCCCTCCCTTATTCTCTACCCTATCTTATTCTTTATACGAAACAATGCATTCAATAGCCAATACACGGGTTACAACCCTACCTTTCCCCACTTCACCCCATTACGCCCCACTCTTTACCACTGGTATCAGGTCGTTCGGGTGACGCCAGCGGTGTTGCTGGTGCGTCAGGCTGAATGCCTTAACCCAGTGTATGATGGTTGGGTCGTCCTTGGCGAGCTTACGCGCCGATTCACTGAAGGCAAGGACCACCCAGTAGCCTCTGTCTTCCTCTGGGGCGTAGCCATTCCTGTCCTCTCTGATAGTACACAGTGTGCCTACCTTTAGCTTATTATCTTTCATGTCCTCTGCTCCCATACTTCCCATACTGGTCCACTGCCATCCACTGGTGTGTAGCCACTGATATAGATGATGACGTTGCATCTCGCACTGAAGGAGTATGCCTCTTGACGTACCCTGCTTCTGCCGGGTCCGTGCTTCACCCTAGCTATCCCTTTACCTGTGACAAGATACAAACCAGCACCGGACACCCCCTTCAACAGCGTGCCTCTCTCATAGGGCACTTGTCTTGCTCGTTTATTATTCATGCCCTCTGTTCCCTCTTGGTTCATGCTCTGTACCTTCCGCCTGTCGCAGGCGTCTTGAGGTCTTCTGGCATTAGGGTTGTGAGCCAGCGGGTGTCAATGAGACGCTCTGTGCCAGTGGAAAGGCTCCAGACCCTCTGCCTATATAGCATGGTGCCTTGGTACACCTCTGACTCACCCAACACGATGCCCCACCCGCTGGCAAATCTCACCAGCGTGCCAATGGGGTAGCCGTTCTCTATCTCGCTGTTTGTCTTATTAATACTCATGTCCTCGGCTCCTTTGCATCGCCGGGTAAAGTTACAAATGTTAGGTCCGTGATGTATTCCCAGCGCTGTCCATACCTTGGACCAGCGAACCACTTCACCCTGACTTGGTTGGAGCGAAAGTCGGGCACGCCGTCCTCGATGACGATGCCCCAGAGCCTTGTTCCCGTGCGGCACTTGACCAGTGCGCCTACCCTTGTCATGCCTTCACCTCGATGCGAGAAACTAACCTGCTCAAGTTACAAATAAGCGGGCACCTCATAGGAGGCGACCCGCTGGAGAGTTACAAACCCTCCCCGCTCTTACCTCTTGTCCTCGACCACGATGACTCGCTCGTTGGTCTTGAAGTAAGGCATGTTCGCTCCGTCTCGGTCGGTCATCCACATGCGGGGGCAAGTGGAGCGCACCGGCTTGGGTGCGTACATGTCGGTGAGGACGATGTGACCGTCAAAGCCCTGCTCGTTGACCCACTGGGTGGGCGCATCAAAGTTGGTGCCACCGCAGCAGTAGCGCTTGGAGGGGTTGCGCTGGTTCTTTTTCCAGACGTGAACACCATCCTCGAACACCGTGTCGTCGAAGGGCACCACCGTGAACTCGACGATGGTCGCCAGCTTGTTTAGCTCGCCGTAGAACGCTGCCAGCATCTGGTCAGAGACAGAGCCCGACTGGTCCACCGAGATGGCGATGCGAGCGTAGCGGGTGACTTTCTTGCCACTGTGGATGAAGGGGTAGCGCTTGTTGATGCGACGCACGGTCGAGCGCTTGTTCGCCTTGACGGTCGTGCGGACGAAGTACCGCAGGACAGAGCGCCAGTCAACGGTCGAGCGAAGCGACTCGCGAATCTCGCGCTTGGTG